GACGTCGTTGTCATTCGAGCTGTTACCGACCGAGGCCCACCGTTCGCCAGCGAAATCCGGAGCGCCTGAGTGATACTCCCACCATTTCCGGTCGCAGCCATAGAGCACGTCTGCCCACGGCATGAGGCGGTAGGCATCTTGCACCGCAACGGACCGATAGCCCCAGCAGCGGTCGCAGGCCTCCTGCGTCAGCGATGGCCCAGGAGCGGCCACCACGACGGTTTCGCCTGGCCAGCGGCGCGGTACAGGCTGCGGATGCATCAGGCTTTCGTTTCCGGCGGCTTCCTTGCGCGGTTTTTCGGCGCCTTGCGGGCGGTCGATTCCGGCTGCGCCTCCGGCGTCGGCGTGGAGTCCTCTACGCGCCCGACCACGCCCGCCTCGACGGCTTTTTTGTACACGTCCATGGGCATGTCCTGNGGCACGCGATAGCGGCCCGGCCACCAGATGCGCGGCCCCGGACGCCACGTCGTCGTGATCTCGATGACCATCATCGAAGCAAAAGGGGCACGGTTGCCCGCACCCCTTCCCTGTTAGATGTTCCCGGACCTCTTAGGTCGTGACCGTCTTCAGGAACTTGGCGGCGTTGTTGTTCAACACCGTGCCGCCCAGGCGGCGGCGGATATAGAACTTGACGAACCCAGGCCGCGTCACCTGATCGACCGTCAGCCGCAAGCCGACGATGTCGATCATCAGGTAAGCCCGGCGCCAGTTGCCAAATCCGATTGGATAGGAGTTGGCATCGATGTCCGGCATCTGCTCCCAGGCATAGAGCGGGTACCCGAGCAGGGTTTCCGGCTGCCCGACCTGCAGGGAAGGCTGCCACAGGTACTGCCCGTTGGCATCCTTCAGCTTGCGCACCGCCGCGATGGTCATCGAGTTCATGACCCAGCTCGCGCCGACGCGGTAGGCCGCGTTGAGCTTGTAGACCAGCTCGATGAGCTTGTCTGGGTTGATCTCCGCCACGGCCGGCGATTGCAGGCTCTCGCACTCGATGGCCTCATAAGCCGCCGCATCGCGCGCCGGCGACGCGAAATCCGGCGTCGTCACCGGGGCCGTATTCAGCATGCCGGTCGGCTTATTGGTGCCGTTGCCGGATATGACCGCTTCGCCCTCTGCAACGGCAAATGCCTCCGCCGCTTCCTCGGCAAGCCAGCTCTGGACATCGAAAAAGATGTCGTTGAGCGCCCAGTCTGAGGCCTGCACGTAAGCATAAAGCTCGCCGTGCGTCGGCCTGCGCTCGCGCAGCACGGGGGTCGCGGTCTCGGTGCGGCTATCGCTTTCGCCAACCCAGCCCGCCGTCGCGCCGCGGACGTTCACGAGCTGGCGATATTCTGGCGTGCCGACCTGCACGACACGCACCAGCTGACGAACCGGCGAGAACAGAAGCTCCTGACGCTCGATCTCGCGGGCCAGCTCCTCTGGCACTGCATAGCCGCCGTCCGCTGGCGTGCCGGTGGTGACGGCCTTAGCCTCGATCTCCCGCAGCTTTTGGCCGATGAAGGCATCCTGCCCCTTGCTGCGCAGGAACTTCACGAACAGGTCGCTGTGCTCCTGCTTTACCTTGTCGACGGCCGCCCGGCCGGGGGCCTTGGCGCGCATTTCGAGCTCTTCGATGCGCTCTTTCTGTAGCCGTTGCTCGGCCTCGAGCCGGGATTTCTCCTCGCTCAGTCTTCCAATCTCGACATTGAGCCTGTCGAGCTTCTGACCGAGCTCGGCAGCCTCACCGGATTTCCCGGCTTCCAGTGCAGCGAGACGCTGGTCGTTCGTCCTCTTGAACTCCTCGACCGCGCGGCCCAGCTCCTCGATGGCGCGCTTGATTTCCTCGTCCATCGTCAGCTCCTTAGAAATTCCGTCGTTTTCCTGCAGATTTCGAGGACCGATGCACGGCACGCGCGCTCCGCGCTCCTGACACGCTCCGTGACCTCCGCAATGGAGGACAGAAGCTCCGTCATCCGCTCATCAGCCCGGCTTTCGGACCGCACCACGTCCCGTGGGCTCACCACGCCAACGTCGCGTTGGCGCCACGCGTCCAACTTCTTCAGGCCGGAAATCACCGTCGCGGTGTCCTTGTGCGAGAATCCTTCGTCGCGAAGGATCGCCTGCAACAGTCGCACGTCGTCTTGCGTGAAGGCCTTCACGCCAGTCACCCGCGCCTTGGGATTGGCGGGAAACGTGACAATCGACACTTCCCAAAGGTCGATATTCGTCAGCGTGCGGGCTGGCTCGGAAGGTTTCGTGCCGAGCTTCGATTCCCGCACCATGAACCCGATCGAAAGGCCATCGAGCACACCGGCCTTCAGGCCCTCGTAGATGTACCGGCCGCGCTCGGTATCAAGCGCGAATAGCTCCCCTTCCACCCAGAGGCCCTTCCGGTCCTCGCGCATCTTGGTCCACTTGCCGATGGGGAGCATGTCGTCGGCGCTGCCCAGGAACCCGCCACCGTGCTGCAGGAGCATCGGCGGCAGCTTCCCGCGCTCTTCCCACTCTTTCAGTGTCTCGGCGAACGCGCCGCGCTCGATCACATCGCCATAGCTGTCGACGTTGCCAAAGACAGCGCCATAGCCTTGAAGGGTGCCGACCTTGTCGCTGGTCTCTTCGACCTTGATCTCGCAAAACCCGAAATCACGCCGCTCGAGCTTCATCGTCTTCGCCCTCCGCCGGCCCCTCATCCGGCCCCGTTTGCCCTGATGGACCGCGCACCCAGTAGGTCTCGCCGCCATCCTCCGGCGAGATCGGGTTCATGTTTTCCATCTCGCGCCATTCGTTCGGGTTGATCACCCCGGCCTCGCGCATGATCTTCAGGCCTTCCTGGCGCGTCTTGAAATCGCCGCGCAGCGCGCCGTCGAGGTTGAAGCGGATGATGAAGCCGCGATCCCGTTCCTCGTCCGTGAGCAGTTGCCGCTCCATCGCGGCCTCGAACATGCGCACGTAGGGCAGCACCACCTGCTGCACGAATTCGAGGCTCTGCTGCTCAACGTTGTTGTAAGTGCCCTTGGAGAGATCGCCGACCATGTGAGGCGGCACGCCCCAGGCGGCGGCAATGACCGTGCGCTGATATTGGCGCGTCGCGAGAAATTGCGCCTTTTCGTTGTCGACCGTGAGCTGCTGCCCGACCTTGAGGCCCTTAGGGATCACAGCCGCCTTGAAGCGGTTCATCCCCGAATAGGCCTGCCGAAAGCTCTCGAGGAACTGCCTTTGCTCCTCGTCGCTCTTGAAGCCCTGGTGCGTGACGTCGAACTCGAAGATCAGGCCGGGCTGTGCATGATTGCCAAAAACGCTCGCCCCGTACTTCTCGGCTGCGATCTCGATGGCGATCGCCTCGGCGATGTCCTTCACCGGCGAGTCGCCGACGAGACCATCGCGCGCCGGGCCGCGCACGTGAAGGATTTCTTCAGCCGGGAATTCCCGGTATTCGCCGTTGGCAAGCCTCACCTTGTAGGTGATTCTCGTCGGATCGTTCGCATCCTGACTGACCTCGACGCTGCCGGGGTGCAACGGCCGCAACTCCCGCACCGGCCCGCTCCGGCCGCTCCCCTTCCAGGCGTAGAAGTTGCCATAGCGCACCAGCCACGACGTCGCGTCGAGCCAGAAATTGACCGACGTCTGCCAGGGATTGGGCGCCCTCAGCAGCTTTTCGACGGCATGATCGCGCTGCCGGATCTTCGCGGTGCGGCCCCTGCTGTCCGTCTCGGTGCGGTATACGTGCACCGGCAGCGTCGCAATCCGCTTGGAGATCGCATTGACGATCGCCTGGACGGTCGGGGCCCGCATGCAATTTTCTGGCGTGACGGCCACGCCGGCGGCGGTTTGGTTCAGCGCCTCGAACCGCTGCAGGAGGACGTCGATCGACATTCCTGACGAGCGGCGCGCCAGGGTGATGTTGAAGGGGCCGATTCTCATGCGAGCACCATCAGGCTGCCGCTGACGTATTCCTGCCTATGCTCACGGTGCGTGGCGGCCATGGCGTGTGCCATCGTCAGGGCGATGAGGCCGTCGATGCGGCCGTGCGACTTGGCTTTCGTGAGCTTGCGGTTGCCGGCAGGGTCGCGCTGCACTACGGCGTTCGCCGCACACATCGTCAGCACCGGGTGTCCGCCGTGCCGGATCTTTTCCTCGAGGAGCGCCGTCTCGAGCTCGCGCAGGGCCGGGCTCATAGACGCGAAGCCCTGACCGAACTCCACGAACTTCTGCTCGATGACCTTCTCGGGGAACCCGGCTTGCAGGAGCCAGGGTTTCAGGTGGCGGAAATTCCAGCGGTCGAATGCGATGCACCGGATGTCGAGATCCGAGGCAAAGAGGTCGTAAAGATACTCGGCCACGTAGTCGTAGCCGACCGTCCGGCCCGGAACCGCCTCGATGAACCCGTCGCGCACCCACTGGTCATAGGGCGCCCGATCCCGGCGCGCCCGCTCGAGCAGCCCGTCGTGCGGCATCCAGAACGTGGGCTTGACGTGGTATTCGCCCTCGAACGGCGCCTCGAGCACCAGGGCCGTCAAGTCGGTCGTTTCCGATAAGTCGAGGCCGCCATAAACGGGCAATCCGACCAGATCCTCGACCACCTCGCGGCTGCAGGCCTGCCAGACGCTCCGTGAGACAAATGGCGCCTGCAGCTGCACTCGCTGATTGAGAATCAGGTTGCGATAGCTCGCTTCGCGGCTCGGCATCCGCCGCGCTTCATTCGCCTGGTTGAGAACTTCCTCCGCATTTTGGAAGTCGCCGAAAGCCGGATTAGCCTGTCGTATTGCCTCCTCTGAGAACGGATCGATATTCGGGTCTGCAGTGTACAGGCTGATCACGGTTTTCGGGTCGTGAGCGGCGAGTGCATCGTCAATCAAGGTCGAGAGCAAGTCCGCATCCGTCGCCGCCTGCGTCGAGATGATGATCGACAACGGCTCGGCGTGCGCCGACATCGCCGTTTCTATCGCGTCGAAAAGCTCTGATCGTGGCCCTCTCACCTGTCCCAGTTCGTCATGCAG